TGTTCGCCAGTTCTAGCTCTAGCGATCTTGTAACCATTCTTGCGATAGTTTTGTGTTTTGACATCATAAGCCGTGTACTCCCCCGTCTTTATGTTAAGAACTAATATATCTACTGGCCCCGCACCAATGGGTGTAAAGACTATTAAGTTTGGATCCTTGGCAAAATTTGCAGCAGCTAGTAGTTCATTTGATAAACCTTTAGCGTTGGTTTTTCTATTTCGTAAAGTAGTAGAGGATTGAGCCAAGTAAACCACCTATGAGTATTATTATAGTAGCAGCTCCTTTACCTCTATTCATGTCAGCTTTTAATGATCTAATATCTGTACGCATTTCATCGATTGCTTTAAACAAAGTTTTCATTCGTTCAGCGCAAACCTTTTCATGGTAAGATATTCTAATACCATTATGATCTTCTACATTAGAGTTAAGTTTATTCTTTTTTACCATCACGTTTCCTTAATTTCTTCACAACTAAATTTAGTTGCTAATCTATATTTGTTTATAGTTGCTTCATCTTGTAAATCTAAATATTTTTGGCTGGTGTCTAACGCAGCCATTGCGCATTCTTTCCAAGTGTTAAATCTAAAATCGTATTCTATTGGTTCTTTGCATTCGTGTTGTATGTAAGAGCATACCGATATAAGCAGCATGAACTTCATTAATCAACGAGCAGTTGCTGGTACACCAGATGATGAAACAAAACTTTGCTCTGAAAAAGCCATGAAAATGTATGTTTCTCCACTTGCATTTATTTGAATTTCTGTACCTTTAAATTTAAAACCTTGTGAAAGTAGGTCTATATTATATGCACCAATACCACTTTCAGCTGTATTTTCATCTGGTTTTAATGGTGTATCTGTAACATTAAAAGTATCTCTTTTATTATCCCAAAGATACCAATTTTGAGATGCACCAGTTGTTTGCTTTACAAGAAGCCAAGCTGGTTTAAATCCTGTATAAACAAATGTTCCATCTGCATTTCCATTTCCTGTGTACTTTCCAAATTTTGAGTAGCCTTTTTTTTCTGCGAAAGAATACATTATATAACTATCATTATCTTTATTATTGTTTGCATTGTTTCCTAAAGTTACAACTGTGCTAGAAGCGGCTGTGTTGTTCCAAGTGTTTGTACTACCACTAGAAAATTGTTCTGCTTGTGGATTATTCTGGGAAAGAAAAATAGCATAAGCCGCACTTGTTAAACCAACGTGTTGAATTGGAAAACCTCTGTTTTCTGATCTTGATTTACAAATTACCCACTTTGGTGCTGCACCTAAATGATGTGGGATTGTATGACCAGCAGTACCATTTGCAACATAAGTTATAATTGAAAATCCAGCATCAGTATTTACTGAACCAGAATATGCTTTACCAGTTCCAGAACCAGTTGTCGTTCCAGATACAGAAGTTCCAGTTTTCCATTGCCAAGCTACAAAATTATTTGAATTTGTATTTACACCACCATCTGCTCCAACAGTAAAACCATCACTATTAAAAGACATTAATCCATCTGATTGGGTAGCTTCAAGAATATCTCTACCTGAGGATAAATATTTATTTGCACCTCTTACACTATCATAAAGAGCATGATGGTCAGCACCACTCCTATTTTTAATCCAAACCCAATTTGGAGATAGATCAGAATTGCCACTATTAGTAATAGCATTTGTACTACCATTACCAGTATAAAGAGTTGTCTGAAAGTATGCTGATGGGTCGTCTATATCTGTATAAGCCATATTTATATTCCTTTTAACTTGTTAAAAGCCATTATCCATACTCCGCTAGGTTTTTTGTGCATATAGCATAAAATTTTTTTGCTGCACCATCTCCTGTAATATTTGGCGAATATTCAAAGTTGCCAAAACCATTGTCATCTGTGTTACCAGATGAAACTGTAAATGCTGGAGAACCACCAAAATTAAATTCATGTATCCCAACTGTGCCACTAGAGTAGTCGCCACCAAGTACAAAATAATATCCATGTTTAGTAGCTGATGCTGCTGCTATTGTCTGTCCAGTTCCACTATTCATTATTGTACCATTTTCTGCAAAATAAAGTTTATTATTATCTAAATCTATATAAACTCCAATAATATCATTTACAGCAGTAGCATTTCCATAAGTAACTTCTGTTCCTCTTGCAATAATTTTTCCATTGTTACCATTTAAAACATATCCAGTTGAAGAACTTAAAAATTCATGTCCAGCAGATTGACAAACATCTTCTTCTATACCAAACATATTATAATTACTTCCAACAGATTGTGCTATTTTAATTTCATGATACCATTTACCAGAAGTTAAAGCTATTGTTCCTGTATTATAACCATATTTACCAGAACCACTTAAATAGGTAACTTTACAATTTCCTTCTGCAAGAGTTGAACCAGCAAAAAAATTATCAAGTGGATTTAATGTTGCAAAATTATTTGTGCAAGTATCAGTAGATTGATCTATTGCTGTAAGGTTATTAACTGTAAAGTTATTAGAACCAGCAGCATCATTTCCTAAAGCTGAACTATCTTCAAAGTCTAAATAGAATCCATTTGTGCCAAAGGTTAAACCAGATACATCTATTGGTTTCCATATTCCGCTATCGCTATCAAACTCTCCAAATGATGTTGGGTCTAGTGCCAGATTATCAATCCAAACTATTTCAGACATATAACCATCAAAAAAACTACTAGAACCTGTATATGCTCCGATATATTGAATTTCTCCAGATTGATTAAATTTTAAATTTGCATTTTGACTTGGATATGTTGTTGATGAAAGACTTGTTTCCTGAAAACCATTTACATATAATTTTATTCTTGAACTGGCTGTGCCTTGTGTACTATCAAAAGCAACTACAATGTGCATCCAAGCAGATGGGTCTCTATAAACCGCATTGGTTTTTAAATAAAAAAGTTCAGCACCACCATTCTCTCCATATATTCTTATAGTATTAGCAGTTTCAAAAGTAATCATCATATAGTTGCCACTACTTTCATATTCCATAAAAAGAATTTTTTGATTAGAAAGAGTACATTTTTTTATCCAACCAGAATAAGTTGCTTTTGTTGTTCCGCCACCAGATGAATGAGTTTTATTTAAATAATCTGAACTACCATCATTAAACCTACATGAGTTAGCTACATCAAAACCACCAGCTGCTTTTATGGAGTTAGTTCCAAGAATAATCATTAACTCTCCAATGTTGGAAGTTCGCCTAATGGTCTAGTAACAGAACCATCATCTTGCTCTGTGTATGTGTATAAAGTTTCTAATGCTGGAGTATCACTTGCGTTTGTTATAGCAGTTTCCATTTCTGCTTGTTTAGTTCTAACAGCATCTCTGTGAGTAGATATAGCACTTGGTATAGCAGTAGATTTTTCTGTGTTTCTAGTTATGTACCAATCAGTTTCAGATAAAATATTAGCAACTGTTATTTTTAAATCTCTAATTAAATTATATTTTAATCCTCTAGTTTTAATATCTCCAGCTGTTAAATCTCCAGCATCATCTAAATCATCTATATCTTCTTGTGTCCAAGTAGTATCTGCGTGTGCTTTAGCAGTAGCTGATCCGTAAGTTGCAGTAACCTCATTACCATCAAAGTCATAAGATTGATTGGTATTAATATACCACTTCTCATCTTTTTTATTACTGTCATCAAAGACTACTTCATAAATACCTATGTTATTTAATTCTGAAGCTGACCATATAGAAAATATTTTAGCTGGATATTGCACATCTCCTATAACCATAGCTTTAGGATTATTAATTAATTTTGTTATTTCGTTATTTGTTACTAATGCGTACATATTTTAAGCCTCACTTATGTTTAATGTTCTTCCAACTTCTTGATATACAGCTCCATTAAAACGGAAAACTAATATATCGGTTTTTGCATCAGTAGATGTAAATGTTGGAGCAGTATCAGCAGCAAAATTGAATATAGTATTAAAAGCAATAGTGTGCGATCCGTTGTAATTTATCTCAATGCAAATAAACGCACCTTCAACATTATTAGTTGGAGCAGAGAAAGTCGTATTTTCTGTTGTTATATGATAAGCGTTTGGTGCAACAGCAGCATCCCAAGCTACAGCATTTGACGATGATGATAATGCTACTTGAGCAATGTTTGCTCTCGTTACATCTAACCTTCTTATTCCAGTATAATCTTTGTTAGCATCTAAAACTACAGCTTTACTTGCTATTGCAGTTCCAATCGCTGTGCTTCCTAAATCTAAAGCATTAAGTTCTCCAACAACTACAGTTGCACCAGTTAGTTTGTTTAATTCTGTAGCAGTAGAAGTTACAGCAACATCTTCATTTATTTTAGGAGATGTTAAAGTTTTATTAGTAAGTGTATCTGTTGAAACCAAAGATACTAAAGTTGAACTAGCACCAGCTGGTAACAACATAATATTTGTTGTATTTGTTGAATGAGGTTGTGATTTTATTTGTTGACCATGTGTATTAGCTTCACAGTTTAATTGTAAGACACCAGGATTAGTATTACCTCTTATGGTTACATGACCAGTACCTTTAGCTAATAAATCTAAATCAATATTACTATCTCCACCAGTTGCTGATAAAGTTGGACTACCACTTGATGCAGCATTTGCAATTGTAAATTCATTTACTGCTGAACCAGTAGCTGTTAATTTAGCCAACTCATTTCCACCAGTATCTAAAATAGAAGTACCAATTTTAGGAGCTGTAAGAGTTTTATTTGTTAATGTTTGTGTTCCAGTAAGTGTTAAAAAAGATGTCGTATCAACAGCTGCATCTTGAAAAGACGAACCATTGTAAACACGTAAACTATCACTTGTAGAATTAAAATAAAGCATACCTTCTGCTAAAGCATCGCCATCATTATCTGTACTTGGATCAGAAGATTTAGTTCCTAAATAAACATCGTCAAAAGCATCAGCGGAGTTAGCCGCAGCTGTTGCAGAAGAAGCCGCAGCTGTCGCTGAAGATGATGCGTTGCTTGCTTGTGTAGAAGCGGTTGAAGCTGAACTAGCGGCAGCTGTTGCAGATGAAGCAGCGGCAGTAGCTTTAGTGGTAGCTGTCGTTGCTGAAGTTGCTGCTGAAACAGCGTCAACTAAAAGTTCAAAATGATCTGTGTCTGTTAAAGTATCTCCAATAACACTATCTGCTACACAAATATAAATATTATTTAATTGAGCTGTTGTAGTTGCTTTAATAATATCTCTTTTTACAAAAGCTGCCGTAGTAGTAGTTGCAGAGTTACCTTTAAAAGTACCTAATTCTTGGGTTACAGATAATTCTCCAGAACTATCAAATGCTAAAACTTTAGAAGCTCTATCAGAAGCAGAAGTAGTAAACTCTGTGCTTGTCATAGAGTTTGTTCTTGAAATTTTTAATGATCTATTTAATTCTTCTTCAAGCTCTTGTGTTTGCATTTGAAGTTTATCCAAAGCATCTTCGTGAGTTTCTGCTGGAAATGGATCGTTTGCTACATAATCAGTTTCTTGCGTAAAATCTGTATTACGTCTAATTAGTAAAGTAGTACCAGATGCGGGAGCTGTAACCATAGTAATAGTTCCACCCGCAGATCCATTGTCAGCTATACCATAGTTTGTTGATCCAGTTCCTTCAGATTTAACTGTCTCTGTTCCAGTAGCAGATCTCTCAATTACTGATATTTCAGATGTTGTATTTATTGGAAACGTGTACGCAAACGCAGTTGTGGATCCGTTACCACTATAAGAATTTAAAATAGTTGTTGTGCTTATCGTCATAATTTTTACTTTGGGTTGTGAAAAAAATAGTTTGTAGGCATGAAAATCCTACACTATGTTTCTCTGTATTTAAAAAAGTCTTTATTGTCTATAATTAATTTGGTGTAATTTCGCCTGGAGACCACCAATACTCTTGTCCAGTACGATTTTTTAAGTTTCTTTCTTTTCTTCTATTATCTGCATCAAAATCTGGGTTAATTAACCTTTCAAGTGTATCTATAATCATTCTTTCAAATACTAACCTAGTGTACCAAAGTGTTGAACCAGGAGTGTATCTTTGTATAAATGCCGCTAATTCTTTACCCGCATTAGTTTTTTCCCCAGAAGCTAGCTGCATAGCATTACCAACAGTTAATTGTATTGCATCATTTATAAAACCAACAGCTGGCCCAGCAATAGTTTTTTGCAAAGATCCACCATATCTGTTTTGATCTGCAAATAAAAAATCTCCAAATATTCCTAATCCACCACCATACACTAATGAATTTAACCAATATCTAACTCCCATATCTTTTACTTCAGTAGGTTTTTTACCAGCTGCTATTTGTTTTAATTCATAAGCTAAAGCACCCATAACACCACCAGTTACAATCATTGGTACTAAATATTTCAATTTACCTTTTAAACCTACTTGCTGAAACCCTCTGGCTAAATGAGTATAACCTAACGTAATTGCAAAATTTTTATACATCAAAACTGATTTCATCAATTCTCCAGGAACAGTACCCGCTTTAGTACTACCCGCTAAAACAGTTCTACCTTTAGCAGATGCAGTAGGTACAGCAAAGTTAGTTTCAGAAGTTACAAAATTCATTAATCTTGTTGTTAAATCTTCTCTTACATCTGGAGCTAGATCTGCTCTTGCGTGAATATCATCGGGTCTTAAAAAAGTTATATTTTTACCAACCATAGAAGGTTCATCAATACCCGCATCATATAATTTAGTAGCTCTAATAATATCCCAAGCTTCATCATCTATACCATATTTTCTTAATGCTTTTTGCAAATTTGGATCTAATTTATTAAAAACTTTACCGCTTTCATCTGCAAGTGTTCCTAGTACAGACATACCAAAACCCCACTTACCAGATTGTGTTAAATGAGATAATCCAGAACCTCTTAAAATTACATCAGAAATTCTTTTAGCTAACATAGGTGTATCTATGTCATCTAAATATCTTGCTTGAACTCCAGCTACTGTTGATTGCATTTCTGCAATTAATCCTAATCGCATAGCAGTTCTACTTAATGAACTATCTTTTTTAATACCATCGTATAATAATTTAGTAGCCATTTTGTTAGCTTTAAAAGATGGTAAACCATTAAATTTAGATGTTATTCTTGACCAGTTAAAATCTGAAAGAGCCATAATACTTGCTCCTCCTAATTGTGCAGAAGTTAATATTTGTCTTAAACCAGCAAACGTGTTTCCAAAAAAAGCATTAACTGGTTGGTTTAAAGTACCTTTGTGATAGGCATATAAATTATTAATACTTTCAACTATTGCATTTGCTCTATCTTGTTCACTACCAGAAAGTTTAGTTTTTTTTCTTTTAAATTTACCTTGTGCTTCTGCTGCTGTATCTAATGTTGATTGTTTTTTAATAGTTTGTAATAAAAATGAGTGTGTTGCATCTGGATTTGGCCCCAATGTTTTTAATAAAGCTATATCTCTACTCATGCCGTTAATATGCTCCATCATAGTTACAAAAGGATCTGGATTACCAAATCTTGTTTGATATTCCATCCAAGCATCTGCATTTTTAAAAGCTAAAAATCTGTGATCGGTTCTTCTATTAGCAAATGTTTTACCATAAGAATTAGTACCAGGTTTAAAAGTTGCCATACCTTCCGTTGAAATATTATCGTAAACTTGACTTAATGCTTTTTGAATACTTTTATCTGTAAATGGTAAACCCGTACTTTCATCTGTCATTTTATCAAGATCTAGTTTTGGTAAAACATAATCAATCCAATCTTGTTTTGCGACAGCTCTAACTAATAATGTGTCATGTATTTGTGGTAATCCCCAATCTTTTCTTGATAAAATTTTACCACCAAAACTATTGTATCTTTTTCTTAAATGTTCAGCAGTTTGTTTCCAGGCTTCAGCTAATTGTTTAGCATTTTGATTACCAGTATTTTCTCCCATTAATTCTCTAATCATTAATTTAAGATTAGTTTTTTGTAATTTAGTTTGTCTGCCACCTATTTTATAAGCTAGCTGATCTAAAACATTATTCATTAATGCGTGAGCTTTACCTCTTTCCATATCAACTAATCTTTCAATACTAAATTCAGTTGAATAATTATCGTGTGCATACATAGATCTAACTGCATTAGGTACATCTACTTCGCCTTTACTATTTCTATAATTTAATAATCTATCCTGGATTTGATCCATTACTTTTCTTTGTAGTAATGTAGCTCTTAATTTTTCTGCACTTTCTATTTTTAATTGATCGTAAGTTTTTTTAGCAGCAGCTCTTTGAGCTTGTGATCTATCTAAACCTTTTTGATATGTAAAAAAATCTTCTAACTCATTTAACATATCTTGTAATTTTTGAGCTTGTGTTTGACTTATCAAACCCTCTTTAGCACCATTAATAATACATTTTCTAAACTGGCTCATATACAATCTTTCAATCTATTTAACATTGTTTCATCTTTAGCTGCTTGTTCAAATGCTTCTCTAGCAGTTATAGTTACTGGTACTTTTTCTCCAGTAGCATCATCTATTCTTAAAGCATAAGGTATTTCTCGATCTAATGGATCTCCGCTTTTTAATCTGTTAAATTCTTTTTCTTTTATTTCAAAATATTTTTTTGATAATTTTTTATTTATTGTTGTTTGTTGAGTTAATAAATCAGTTAATTCTTTGGCAGATATTTGATCTTTTTGGTATTTTGTTTTTTTATAAATAGCGTGTGATTGTTCAGTTAAATTTTCTAACTCTTTTAATCTTATTTGTAGTTCAAAAGAATAACCATCTTTAGTTAATATTTGTGCGTGAATAGCTCTGTAATCTGTATTGTGTGATATAGTTCTACCTACATCATCTAAAAAATCATCATTAAGTATTAACTTAAATTTTTGATTTAATTCTGCCATAAGTAATTTTGCGTTGTTAATGGTGTCAACTGTAATTCTAGTACCTAAAACATCAGACATATTTTGTGGTGTAAAAGTAGGATCACTTGCTAATTTTTCTTTTAAACTAGCTTTTTCTTTAATTCTTGCCTTTAAGTCGCCACTATATTTTGTTGCTATGGGTTGTAATTCTTTCTTAACATCGTTAATTTTACCAGATAGTGTTTTGTAAATTTCGTTGAAATTATCTGATTTATGATATAATTGCTTACCTATGGAATTAAAGTCGCCAACAGAATTAGTAATAGAACCAAGAACTAGCGGTGGTTTACTTTGTGCAGTTGCAAAAACTGTTGATGAAGGAGCTGCTTCTGTACGTTGGGATTTTGATACTAAATCTTGGGTTTTAGCTAAAGGATTATCTGTTGGAACTGTCTTTGCAGCAGATCCAGCACCAGCAACTTCTTTAATGGCTGCTGAAGTTCCCTCATCAAACATATCTCCGTCAAGAACAGACGCTTGATTTCTATAAGTTGCTTCATTAGGTACATCAAAATCTCTTACATTATTCTGATCGTCAGCTAATCTAGTTGGTTCTTTATTAAAATTTTTAGATACAGTTTCTACTTCTGCAACCTTTGGAGCTTCTGTAAGTGTTCTTAATCTTGTCTTTGCATTTTTTAAACTTTCTTCTGCAACAACAAAATCTCTAACTTCTACTTTGTTTGGTTTTTCAACAACTTTTTCTAAACGATTTATTTCTGTTTTTAGTGTTTCAATTTCTCCAGTTTTTGCAATTTGTTCTCCATCAATTTTATTTTTTATATTACTTACTTCATCATAAGTATTTTTAATAGCTGGGTTGCTTGCAGTTATGTCGTTAAATTCTATTTTAGTTGGTGTTGGTGTTTCTAACGTAGATCTTATTGGTGGTAAATCTACGGGTTCTCCATTTTCAATAGCTCTTGCTGTTGTATCCAATCTTTCATTATGCTCAACTCTTGCAGTAGCTGTATTTGGAAACGGACTATCTTTTTCTGGTAATTTATATTCTGTTAAATCTTTATCTTTTAGTTTGGGATTTATATCTCCCATTTCTTTATAAATAGTTTGTAAATCTTCTGGAGTTTGTTTGTGTAAAAACTTTTTACCTACATCAACACCTTTACCAAATGCTTTAAATGCACCGAATAATAATGGAGATAATGTAGCTGATGCAGCACCCACCATTAAAACATTTTTTGCACCAGTAGCTAAACCAGCATCTTCAAAACCTAATTCTGCTCTGTATGGCTGTGCTTTTAATTGTATTACTGTTTCTGCAACACCACCAATAATACCTTCCATCAATGCAATTTTTAATGCAGCTGCACTAAAACCAGCGGGTACAGAATAACCAAAAGATATGGGTATAGTCATCAGCATAATAGGATCTGTAAATGCAGCTCCCGCCATACCTCCCATGCCACCCCACCATCCAGCAGTAGTAGCTCTTTCGTTTACTTCAGTATAATCTTTCCAAGCGTTTTGAGTTTTATCTGCAATAGTTTTTTGCATATTCTCAAAATTATCTAAACCCGCTTCTGTTAATTTATTTTTTAAATTTTCATCAGTAGTTTGTAATACTCCAACTTGATCCCAAAAATCTTTTTGTAATTCGTCTCTAGTTTTAAATACTGCGCCCATGTCGCCATCTTCACTTAATGGATCTGTATTAACTTCTAATGGAGATATGTAATCTGAATGACCCGCAGCAGTTAATATGTTTACTATATTAACGTATTCTTCTTCCTGGTTATTACCTTCAGATGTAAATATTTCTGATCTACGGAATGCGTTAAATGCTTTACTAGCATTTTCCATAAAATCAGTTCTTTCGCCTTTAGATATACTTTCTGTGCTTTTTACTTGTAGAGCTGTATCTTCTTCAAAGAAAAAACTCATTATTGCATACCCGTAATTATTTCTGCTTTAATTTTATTTATATCAATAATGAAATATCCACCATCACTATTAAGTAAGTATTCTGGGTTTTGGCCCGTTACTGGATTATCGCCATTTGCAATTTTATATTTACCATTACCAACACTTACAAAATATGGATCTTCATTAGTAAATATATTTACTTCTTCGCCATCCATTGCTACTGCTGATTTACCATTTGATGATGCTTTTAAAACTAATTGTGGATCCGTTTTTAACATTTCAATTACATTTTCAAACTTGCCTCTTTTTAACCAAGGTGGAATATGAACCATTGTGCCTCTAGTGTTTTCATCAAACCCACCCATTTTTTTATCAAAAGGAAAACCATCAACTGTTGTACCGCCAGCTGCCATAAGAAATGCTTTTCGATAAGAATTAACAGAAAAGTTAGCAGTAGTTTTACCTTCTTTTTTTAGTTGAGCAGCATAAATTAAGTTAGTTAATTCTATTGTACTATCTAATGTTGCTTCACTACCAATAAACACTTCAGCATACTTTTTAATTATATTTGTGCTTCTTACATCTGTTGGCGACATTTTATATAGTTTTGCTAAAGTTTCGTTTTTAGAAATCATTAAACCTTCAGCTGCTAGTTTTACATTGTCTCCAGGAATACCATCATTCATTGCAACTAATCCGCCAAGATGAGCTAAAACATTTTCGTCTTTTGAAATTTGTTTAAAAACTTTATCTGATTTAACACCAAACGCTTCAACTATACCTTTTGATAAAGCTATAATTTGTTCTGGTGTATCTGCACTATTAAATACATTTTTAATAGTGTTTGCTTCTGTTGCTGTTAAATATTTTACTTCTCTTTTATAATAACTTGCAGCTGTATCTGCTTGTGCAATTCTATTTGTTGCACCATCAATAAACGCAGTCATATCGCCACCATTTAATATATCTTCAAAATTAATTTCAGATATTGAAATAACACCTTTATTAGCTGCGGTTGAAACTATATCTTTATCTAATGAAGTAGTAAGTGATGCTAAATATTCTTGTGATATTCTTAACTCATTAGCTTCAGCTATTGTCATACCACCTTCTTTATTTTTAAAAGATGTAAAAAAATTAATTTTTTCTTCTATTTGAGCAACAGTTTTAGTATTGAGATCTTGAATGATTGGCGCATCAGTAGCCATTTGTTTTAATTTAATTAAAGTTTTTTCGTCTTGGTTTTGTGTAGCAATTGCTATTGCTGCATTAAATTCATCTTCACTAAATATAATACCCGCATCTAAATTAGATTTCATTTGAGATACGTTATCTTTGTTTAAATTATTGTTTGTAGATTTTGATGTTTTAAAATGTGTTATTAATTTTTGTACGTCAGCAGCATCTAATCTTTTATCTTTTTTTGCTGCGGCAAGAGCTGCGTCTTGATTTGATATAGGTACATTTTTATAACCAAAGTAAGCTATTTCTTTATTAGTATCTTTAGTTACTTTGTCTAAAGTATTACCAAATATATCTTTTGTTTTTTTATTAGCTAACAAATCAGATAATTCTTTTGAAGCTAAATCACTTTCTAATGCTGTTCCATAAATTATAGATTTTTTTAAAGTTTCTATTTGATCTAATTTATTAGTTCTTAAAGAATTAATCATATTAGTTGTTGATGCTGTTTTAATAGCATTAATATCTTTAAGATTTTGTTTAGTCATAAAGGCTTTAAATTTTTTTTTAGCCATTCCATTTGATAATGTGCCATTAACGTTATCAAATATTTTTTGCCATTCATCGTTATATACTTTACCAGCAAGATCTGGATCTTTCATTTGTGAAGCGTTAATTGTAGTTTCAGATAAACCAGTAAAGTTTTCTCCACCATTCATTACTTCTTTAGATTTTTCTAAAATTTCATTATCAGTTTTAATATCTTGGTGGGTTACATAAAGTTGTTCGCCAGCTTGAACCATACCTTTCCAGGCTTTACCAATAGATTGAACTTCAGACATACTAATTCTATTTGTGTTTGCCACATTAGAACTTTCAGCTGTTGGTGTTAATTGTGATTTATATAATTTTATTGCCATGGATTAAATGAACCCCGCTGTTTTTAATGATGTTGCTGTTGATAATAAACTTTGACCCGCTGCAAAGTATGATGCTTTCTTTGCAACTTTACCTCTAAACCTTTGTAGATCTGCTTCTGCTTGCAGCATAATGCCTTCGTTAATTTTTGTGTCTCTAGCGTTTTCTGCATTAAATTGCATAATATCTCTATCTGTTTCTAACTCTAATGCGTTTGCATAAAGCGCAGTTATTGGAGTACCTTCTAATGCAGCTCCACTTGTTAAATATGAAACTCTTGTTGTGCCTTGTATTTCTTCAACTGTTTTGTCAAATTTTGGAAGGTTAAAATCATTGTGAACAGACATAATCTGTTTTGCTTCCATGTCTTTAATTTTTTTATTATTTTCTGCAAGTCTAGCATTATAGTTTGCTGCTTGTTGTGCAGCTCTACCCGCAAATAAATCTCCAAAAAAACTCATACTATAACCCTCGCATATCTGTAATAATCTGAACCATCTGCTCCATATTTTTTCATTAAACCTTCTTCTTTTAAACCAAGCCATTTAGCAAAACGAATAGCTAAATCGCAATCAGCTTTAACACTTGTTTGTAATCTTTTAATTTTATTATTTGCAATCATCATGTCAGTTCTTTGCTTCATAACTCTTGCAAATGTTATTGGATAGTTATTTATTTCTTTTGTAGCCAACACCCACCCTTCGGCTACGCCATCCCAGAGTGGAAACACTCCGCCAGCCGCAATGGGTTTATTGTTAACAATACCCGTAAACGACATACCAATTTCTTTTAAATAGTAAGCATATTTTTTATGCTCGCTTTTTAATTCTAAAAATTTAGAATTTAATGGCTGATCCAAAATAAATTTTGCGTGTTCGTTTTCGAATGGAATAATATTAACTTTAGACACTTTCTGTCTCCAATCTTGGATAAATACCCAATATTGTCATAGGTAATGCTTGTGGTTGTTGAATGTAAACCAACCCTTCTGTGCCGTAACCCGTATCAAATTCAACGGATTTGTCTCCCGTAAATAATGGAATAGGCAAGTTCATTGCAGAGCCACTAGCTCTAAAATCTATTGCAGTTAATGTAGCTGCATTTGGCCCCACACTAGCTCCAACTGTATTTTGAAATCTAACAGATAGATCATAAATACGAGTTGTTTTAGTTTGTGTAGTTTCTGTATAACCTTCGTCTAATCTCATTGTTTGTAAATCAGATGAATAGAGTAAACCGACTTTAGCTTGTTCAGTTGCAGTTGCTAAAGTTATAGCTCCGCTTGATACTGTTTTAGAAGTTTGCGTTGAGCCTTCGCCTATAATATCTACTACTTCGCCTTCTAAATGATCTAAACCAGATAAAGTTGTAGTGTCTCCACCCACATAACTTAATCCACTATCCAGATAATGAAATGCAGTTAAATCTTCATTAAAATCAAATGGTGTAAAATATTCTACATAACGTCTTACAGCTCCGTTTATCCAACGCTGTATTATTAACCAAACTTGATCTTCATCTTCATCGCCATCAATTACTGCAACACTTTCTACTTTAGCATGAGTTAAAATATTATCAGTTTGTTCTGATGTATGAGCTGAAGTTATATCAACAACAGTTGTTAAAGTTTTATTAGAATAAAGTTTGAATTGGTTATTATCTATTTTTTCAATATAATATTTTACATTTTCAGCTAAACCACCAATAGTAGTTCCAGTATTATCGTAATAAAATATATCGCCAGTAGTAAAACCATGAGCTTCTGAATAAATAAAATTAGATGATATGTTTACACCTTGATAAATATATTGTGTAGTATTTGAACTTGGAGCAGACGTTAAAGAAACTGCTGTTCCCGCAGTAGCGTTAGCTGCTGTGGTTGCTAATTTAATTGTGTTACTGTCTGATGCGATTGTATAGTAAAGTGTAGAGTTATCTAATCCACCAATAATATTTGATGCTGCGTAATAATAAACTGGATCTCCAGTAGATAATCCGTGTGATGATAAAGTTATAGTGTTGTTAGTTGTATTAACTATTGTTGAATTAGATGTAAAAGAAATTTGTTGTTGTATAATATTTTTAGTTGTGTCTGATTTACCACCGATAACGTGTCTGTGCCAGGCTACGACATTTTCTAATCTATTGTAAGTTAGACCAGATAATACTCCATCTGTTCTTGCAGCCCATACAACAGAATATGGCTCTTGTTGGTAATCCATTTGAACCACTCCACTATCTGTGATATGATCCGCCAAAATTGTTAAGTCTGGTGCAACATAACCATCAGTATCAAAGTTATAAGCAAGCTCTCTAATTTTTCTTTTTGCACGTTGTAAAAATATAGTTGCGTTTCCAATTGATAAAGCATCAACACCCGCTGAACCATAGTTAGATTGTTTTCTAATATTAATATTGGATGGAGTTATTGCATCTTGCGATGTACCAGATGATACTGCGTATTCGCCACCCGTTGTCATGCAAATTAAAGTTCTTGTAGCTTTTAAAGATTTAATTGCATTAACCTGGTTAGATGCAATTGTATAAATCATTGCATCATCTGCGTTAGTACCAGCTGTCATGTTTTCGTAATCTCCAGATTTAGAAAAAAACATAGTTTGTGGTTGATCTGATGTTGCAGCAAATACTAATCGTTGTTCAAAGAAAGAAACACAAGATGGATGACCCGTGGTATCTGAAAACGAACCAAGTTGAAAAGAAGCAGTTGCATCGGTGTTAGCAAACGCATCTGTTATGGTGCAAACTACAACTGTTGTATTTGTTCTAGCAGTAATTTTTGCTTCGCCACTATTAAATTTTATTATTCTACCAACGTCTGTTGTTTGCCAGCCATTACCTCCATTAATACCAGTAATCGCTGAAGCAGTTATATTTATTCCAGTTCCAGTTGCGGATTGAGCTGGTGTTAAAGTGGTTGTTGTAGTGTTAGCATCTAAATATGGCCCCTTGGTTCCAAAATCTACTTCATCTAAACTCCAAGACGTATGCCCCGTTCTTGATAGTTTCATTACTTCGTGAGAATTGTGGCATAGGTACATGACATCTGCCGATTGCGCAAATTTAATATCAAATAGTTGTGCAGTAGTATATTCAGTTGTTATTTGAAAAATTTTGTTAGCAATACCACCAGATGAGTAAGCTGTAAAAGAAGATGAATTAATGTCTGTACCATCAACATTTTGTAATTCAAAAGTGTTAGTAGTTTTGTCTGCAACTTTAAATGTTTTACCATTTACTTCTGTCATTCCTACAACACCAGAAATATTAACAAAATCTCCATTAGAATAACCATGTGAACTAGAAGTAACAACAGCTGGATTTGCAGCAGTAATTGCACTTATAGTTTTATTGCCTTCAGTTATTTGGCCATCGTCTTTAAAAAATCTAATATATTGATTACCAAATTCTAAAACGTAAGTTTGTTCAGTAGAAAATGTAAATGGAATTAATCTTGTTTTTGCTGAACTTGTTTTAATTTCAGATACAAAATAAGTACCTGGCCGTCTAGTTACTGGCCCGTGAGGCAATACAACAAAATTTTCAATATTACTTGCACCATTAAAATACTTGGCAAAATCTGTTCTACCCTCCATAGAGGATGAAAGCTCCCCAGCCGTAAAGCTCGGTATGCTTAAAAGTTGTTTAGGCATATCTATAATCTACTGTTTAAGAAATCTTCTGTTATTATTTGATCTGTATTTCCTAGAGTTGGATCTGTGTTATATCCTTCGCTAGCGTCTGTATGTCTTGCTTCTGATAATTTTAAACCATATTTTTCTGTCATAAGTTTTGCAACTTGTAAATTAGAAGTAATAGCATAAGCAATATCTGAAGCTAAACCCGCAGATATAGTTTCTCTTAATAAAACATCTAATTCATTGACATCGGTAATTTGTGCTGAATAAAGTAAATAAACTTCGCTTATGTTTATTAATAATTTTCTTCCTTCAATTTTATAATCTGCATCGTAATCTTTAATTTGTAGTACACGCAAACAATCTGAAGGTAATGTATATTGAAAAGTAAAACCCCAAGCTGGAGTATTACTATCTTGCGCTAATTGAACTCTTTTAATTAAACAATTCCAAGGATGAGATCTATAAACAGCGTCTCTAACTGTTTGGTATCTTTCATTACACAATCTAGCGTTTTTAGAATTTTCTGTAAGAGCTGTAATTGATCCAGCTCCTAATTGATTAAGAGCTGAATTACAAATTTGAATTACTGATGCCATCTATTTTTTCTTTGCTGTTTTTGCAGAACGTGTAAAGTTTGCTTTTGTTGGCGCACCTTTTGCTCCTGGTCGTCTCATTTTTTCTCCAGAACCCGCTGCTATTCTTTTACGTTTTGCGTGAATGTTTGCGTATAAACCTTTTGCTTTAGCCATTATGCTGTTCTCCTATTATTTCTTTTAGCTGCTGTAATAATATCGCCTCTAGTAATTTTATTTTTATTACCATACATCGCTGCTAATTTTTTATTTTTTGGTTTTGGTTTACTTTTTGTTACTTTTGCCATTTTCTTCCTTTTTGGTTATGTATTTACGTCTTAACTTTCTTGGTGTAACCAAAGCAAATATTTCTGCTTCAGTTAATTCTTGTTTGGTATCAAAACCATTATGGTTTTTTGTATCGTGTTTAAATCGATCAACTAAAACATATCGGTAAATATGATTGCCACTCTTAAAGTGTAATACAAGTTTTGGTTTATCGATCTTTGTCATGCACTCTAGGCGGGATCCACTCTCGCTTCCCCCGCCTAAAATTTTATTGTATTAATTTACAACGTATGAAATGTTCCAAGACATAGTTCCAGCAGTTTGACCATCAGCAGCCATTGTAGCTGCTACATAGTAATATCCTCCTGGATCAGAGCTGTCTCCAGCTAATTCCCACATCTTTTTTCCAGCTGTATCTATATTAGCAGCTTCAAAACGAACATCCGCCATTCCAGCAGCATCAGCTACTAGAGTTGCAAATACATCTTCGTCTTTAACTACGCCAGCTGAAGTGTATATCCCTACATTGAAAGTACACGAACCGCCAAGTGTGTCTGAACCAATAAATAAACTTGGTACAGCAGCGTTACTTGGGATTGGTGCTAACATAACAATATCGTTATCATCACTATCGCCAGATGCTAATTCCACAGTTCCATGAGCTGTTCTTAAAACGCCATGTAATTCAGCAGAGTTGTTAGCAACTGAAGGAGACGCTTCGAAATTTGCTACTAGATCAGTATTTTTAGTTCCCATATTTCTATCCTCCTATTATGCTTCGTGACAAGGGATTTGAACAACTTTTTTCTCTTCCATTCTTACAGCACCTAGTGACATACAATAGTACACTTGTGTTGAGTAAGACTTGTCAGCTCTTTCAGAGATTTTTGCAGATATATCTTTTCCCATGCCAAGTTTAATAGCATCTTCAGTATAAGCAAAAACTAATCTGTCAGTAGTATTAGTTGCATCCTTGTTCAGTCTTGTTGACATTATAAATTCAAATCCTAGGAATGAATTAACTTCTCCAGTTGATAAAGCTCTAACTGTATTAAAGTCAGCACTTGTAACTGAAGTTGTTCCTAATAGATCTGATATTTGTTGTGGCCCACAAACGATAAATCTCTTCAATGAAGGATCTACATCGTTATCATCCATGATTTTCTTCGCAGACAAAAGTTTAGCAATAGTCAAACCATCTGATTGGTCTGAAGTTGCTGTTTTTTGCGTTGAAGGTAAAGCCGTAGATGTACCACCAGCTACACCAGTTGAAGCAGACGCATTCATCGCTGTAATAATTACATCGTCAATACTTCTGTTCATAGCAGATGCTGCTGCTTTTGCGTAAGAACTTGTTGGATCTATAAGCATTCTAACTTTGTCGACATCGTCAACTAAATCAGCCCACTCATAATCTGCCAAGCTCAATCTTCTTCTGCTGTGAGGCGTGTCTATTTGTGGTGTATCGCCATGTCTGCTCGTTCTTATTTGAGCAGCTGTAACTCCGACTTGATCGAAGAAAGCGTTTTTACCATTAATAGTCTCCACATCAACAGAACCTCTTAATTTACTTCCCATTTGTTGAGAAAGCATAGTTACATTTGAACTATACTGCTCTACAAAAGAAGTAGTAATTTGAATAGACATACTATTCTCCTTTTTTCTTGGTTTATGTTAATGTTAAACGGCTGATTATCCTTGCGGGTCTAAACCTAGGTTTTACATCTTGTAGATGTTAGTCTTTTCCTAATGTCAACTAGGGTCTTGCGATTATCCTAGTATTTTGAGCTATACTTGATTTTTCTTTTCTCGTAAAGCCAAAACTTCTGCAATAGCTGCCTGGTGGTTAGGATGATGTTTATCCCAATACGCTGAACCTGGCATAGTTAGTTCTCCAATTTCTTTTTCTATTTGTTCTGGTGTTTGGAAAACTGGCCCAGATGATTGAGTAATTGTATCCTCTCCCATCTTGCCCGCTAACTCTGCAAATGCTTTAATCATAATTGGATGGTCTCCAAGTTTGGTTCCATCTGCCATGTTAGCGTTAAACAATTCTGTTGCGCCAACTGATTTAGCAAGATTTGCAGCTTGTGTTACTTTTTGATCGAATGCTTGACCCCACTCTTTTTTAAGTTCAGTAGAGCTAGCTTCTCTTGCTGCTGTTGCTTTTGTATCTAGTTCTTGCATTGCAGCACTTGTCATTTCATTATAAAATTTTACCATGCCATTCGCCTGGCCAGGAAGTAATCCTAACTTATGCGCTTGACTTGAAAAACTCTTTAACGCTTCAGCATCTATTTGCTGATCTTCTGGTAAATCATATTTATACCCTTCAGCGTCTGCGGGTCTGCCTAATTTTTCGTAAACAGCATCCCAATCTTGTTCTGTTGCATATTTATTAGGTACTGGGATTTTATCCGAGCCAACTAATTTTTGTGCATGAACATAAGATTTTGCTAAACCTTCTATATCTTTAATATTTTCTAAAGATTTATCTGCTCTTATTTCTTCCGACAAACTGGCTTTCCAATCTGTACTTACTGTTTCTGGTGTTACTGGTGTTTCCGCAGACAACGTACTTGGTTGTTCCGTTGCTACCTGGTTTGTTTCACTACTCATTTATCCTCCATTGGTTTTTTGTTGAGCATATTATTAATAAACAAGATTACAGATCTTGTTCCTTCTAAAAATGCGCTTTCATGGCTATCGCCTTTTATGTGTGACGTAGAATAAAAACTGCATCTTTTTTTTAGATCCTCTAATACTTCTTTACCCGTATCGGAACTAAAAGTTTGTTTGTAAGCAAGTTCTAATTGCTTCAAATCTTTACTATTCATTTGCTACCTTTAAAGCTGGAGCTATCTTACCAGCTGTTTCTGCAACTTGCTGCGCTTGTTGTAACTGCATTTGTTCCATTTCAGCTTGTTGCTTTTGTTGTTGTCTTTGTTGTACTTCTGCTTTTGATCTCATAATTTTAGCTGGTAATCCTAAAACTTCTTGGATGTGATTAACTAAACCATCAATATCTATATAATCAAAAACGGGAGCTATATTTTGCATAGATCCAAATATTTCTATTCCACGCATAACTGATGACAGCTCCTGGCTCTTTTGAGCTTTGGCTAATGGAGATACATATTCTATTTCTACATCTTGATCGCCTAGTTCTTCTGGTATTGGTGGAAGTTTATTATTTTTTAATAATAAATTAAAAGATCTTGTAATTAATGGCTGTAATAATTCACTTTGTAATCTACCTAACACGGGGCCAAGTAATCTCATCTTTTCTTCTGTTCTTTGCATAACCTCTGTTGCTGTCATGTTTTGATTACCCGTAGTCATTAGCTGGTCAACAAAAAAGTTTTCTCTAATAGCTTTTCTTCTTTGTTCTTCCATTTGTAAACCTAGTGGATTGTTTGAACCTATATTTAATGGTTCAATTCTTTCTCTAGTTCCAGATCTGTAAAAATTTAATCCACCAGGTACAGTTCTTACTGGTAAAATAAATCCGTCATCGGGAACCATCAAAGGTGGATCAATTTGTTTTTGAGCTGCCTTGATAGTTGTTTTAGACATTGTGTTTAACATCTTGGTATCTGGCAAAGCATTCATTGCTGGAGATCTACCATATACTTCATTAGAAGAAGATTTTAAATAACGTGGTACTACATAAGGAAACTCTTTAAATCCACTTTCTCTTAATAAAGTTCCAGATTTTTCGTGAACATGACAAGAAACAAAATCCATATTTTTATTATTGTCATAACCCATAGGTGTTGCACTTGGATAAACTGAATGAATAATAACAGTTTCATCATAAGGAGCTTTTTCAATATCAGCTAAAATAGACTTGTGTAAATCTGCATCTGGATACATTCCTGGTATATTTTTATTTTTTAAATGAAATCTTCTAGTTAAACTATCAACTAAACCTTTTTCATTTTCAGTAATGTATAGTTCTGAAATATGTAATGTTCTAAATCTTAAATCATCTTGAACATCGTCTGTAATAAACATAGCAGACGTACCAAATGCTAGCAGCTCATGGTATAATTCAAAAATTTCTTGTTGAAAGTTTGATCGTGCAAACACTTGCTGCATAATCTTTGCGCAACTCTCTAACCATTCGTTAGCAGCATCATTGTCAGCTGCCATTTGGTTTCTAAATTTTAAAACAAACCATGGCGAAATAGTATTGGTTAACATCCCATTAAGAGACGCAGACAACAATTCTAATGCGTGTGTGGCAGTTCCATCGAAAATTTGATCGTGGCGTTTATCGCCAGCTGTGTGCTTCTCTGTGATGTTTGCTTTTCTCGGTAAAAAATAATCTGCAATCTCTTGCCAATGATCTTCCCAGGTAACTCTTTGTGCTTTGAGAGTTTTATATCTCTCTATAACCATTTTTGCTTTTGGATCTTGTGCCATTTACCCTCCGAGTAAAGTTCTTTTAGATGTTGTTAATGCGTTATCGCCTAAACCTTTTGCGCCAGTTAATATTGTTGATGATCTGCCTTTACCTCTTGATAATCCCATTGTAGATGTAGCAGCCGTTGATGTTGCTTGTGATACTTCAGCTTTTGTAGGTGCTGCGTAAGTTGGTGCGGGTGCTGGTGCTTGTACTGGTCTTGGTGCTGGTCTAAATACTCTTGCTACTGCTCCTCCCATATTATCCTCCTAATAAAGTTTTCTTTGTTGATGTTTCGTCATCTTCTAATCCAGAAGCAGACGTTAAAATTGTTGCAGATCTACCTACTCTACCAGCTCTTAATTTTGCTTGCTTTGCTGCTGTCTCCGCAGCTCTATCTGCATCATCGTATTTTGGTGGGTCTGGTAATGGTTGGGGTGCGGGTATTGCTGGCATCGCTGGCATTTTTGGCATTAAAAAACTCATAATTTATTTCTCCTGGTGTATTGCGTAATCGTTTTCGGCTGTCTTTTGTTCAGCCATTTTTTGTCTTGGTAATTCCGATAAAGATGTAGCCATGTATCTTGCAGCATCGCAAGCGTGTGAGCTAAAATCCTTAACGGGTTTTGCACTAAAAATTCTCATCTTGTCGTTAAACTTTCGATGATGATGTCTTAATGCAGCTATTAATGGTTTGGTAGCATCTGCATCAAACCAACATTTAGGTAACACCATTTTTAAATTGTGTATGCCATCTTCCAATGGCAGTTTTGGCAGTACCCTAAATCTTATTCCTAATTGATAAGCAATCTCTCGTCTTGTCTTACCATTACTAAATTCTGTTACTTCTATATCGTGTGGCGCATAGTGTTCGTCATAAACATAATCTTTATCTTGTATGTATTTAACATAATGCGGCAAGCCTTCTTTGTTGTTTTCATAATAATCAATAATCATTATTTGATTACCAACTTGTTGAAAAAAAACTATTGCGGTGTTGTCTCCATAACCCAAATCCCATGCTGTCGAAACTAAAAGCGATGGATCATAAGCAATCCTGGTTATCTGTTTGTTATCTTCTAATTTCTGTATTATTTTTCCATAAATACTTCCCGTTACATTTGCTATCCAATCGCATTCAAATTCTTGGAGAAATTTACTTTCCCCCATCTGTGCTTTAGCAGCGTCTAATTCTTCTTGGTCTATTAACTTTGTCTCTGATGACTTTGCTGTGTAAGCTAACCACTTTGGATCTCCCAAAGCATATTGGTATAGCTCATAAAATATATTAGACATTCCAGCTGGTGTTGAAATAAAATAACAAAAGCCTTCTCTGTCAGATAATGCGGGTCTTATAATTTCGTGCCAAAGTATTGGGTTCATTTGGCTGCACTCGTCTATGCAAACTCCGTCTGCATATATTCCTCTAATCTTATCTGGATCCTCGCTTGATAGCAGAGTAATCCTTGCGCCATTTGGCAGATCGCATCTTAATTCTGTTTCGTTAAATGTAGTACCAGGAATACAACCAGCGTATTGCTTTAGATAATCCCAGCAAACCCTTTTAATCGAAACAAATGTTGGCCCGATCAGATAATACCTGGGGTTCTTCTTATCATTCGTTAGAGCTTTTCTAATCAAATGTAGAATAACCAAAATAGTTTTGCCAAACCTTCTATGGCAATTTAATACTGCGAACCGATGTTTATCCAAATCCTCATGCAGCTTCGCTTGTAATGGCCGAGGTGTATAAGGTATCTGGATGTGCATTAAAATATAATAGCAATTAAAATAATAACAGCAGAAATAACAATAGCTGCTTTTATATTTCTACTCCAACTATTCCATTTTTTTATTATTTTTTCCATTCTTCCTCCTAGTGTAATGTGGGTAGATCAACCATATCTAATATTGAGTTATACTCGATCCCACTATTCTTCATTAATTTTTTAACAAAAGTATTTGCGTGCTTTGGATTATCAAAGCCGTTTAGATGGATAACCATGCCGTTTGTATCTTCAGCTAGGAATACCATTGCAGTAATCATTTTATTTTTTAAATTATTATCCATTATGCAGTTTTCTTATTTTTGTTAGCAAAATTTTTGGCAGCAGCTACTGAACTAAACCCCCACTTTTTTAGAGCAAGAGCTTTTCTAGTTGGGTTGCCTTTATCATCTTTCATGGGGCCACGCATTCCAGCGAACCTCGCTGCAAATGATACACGCCTCCCCCCAGTACCTTTGCTTACTGGAGCTTTTAAATTAGATCCGTCTCTGTTGTTAAAAAATTTTCTGCCTCTTTCGCTTAATCCGCCAGTTTTATTTTGATGTATTTTTTTAACCATAATGTCTGTCTGTCTGTGTCTGTGTGCTGAACTCCCAAGTTACATATACTTAAAAATATGCGGCCCATTTGCGGGGATACCCCATCAAATGTTCTTGCATTGTTCTTGTTTTATATGCAGCAAACATGGGTCGTAGATCTAT